AGGAGTTAAATCATCAACACTTTCTCAAGCTCCTAACGGTGTTTTATTTACTGTTAAAAATACAACAACAGAAAATAAAGTTTATAAATGTGAAAGTATTTCTTATGGTGAAGATGGATTAATTGAAGTGGCTGGTAGTTATGCTCCTACTGAGCCTTCAAAATTACCAAACGGTAATACTAATCCAATCGCAGGACAACTTTCCGTTATGCAATATTGGGGCTTAAATGGAGACATTACAAATTTCAATATTACTGACGATCAATGACAACAGCACAACCATTCCCACAGATTAAACCAACTTCCAGAAGTTATTCTGCTGGAACGTATCCAAGTACCACGTTTGAATCTCTAGACGGTACGAAGACACATTTACGTTTTGGAAACAAACGAGTAAATGCCACATTGCAATTAGGTTTTTTAAATATTTCTGATGCTGAAGCGGCTTTAATACTTGAAAATTATGAAGATGTTAATTCTACTTGGGATTACGTGACTTTTACTTCTAGTGATGGTGTTTCTGGTGTCTCTGATAGCAAGGAAGTTGATAGTCAAACAAATCCTGCTAATAGCCTTCAATCTCTAATAAAAAAAGGTGGATTAAGTTTAAAATGGCGTTATTCTGGGCCTCCAACTGTTACAAGTACCTTTAAAGGTTTGAGCAATGTGAGTTGTTCTTTTGTGGCTTCTCTCGATGCTCCTGAATAAAATTTTTATTCCTGTGTAGAATAAATGCAATGTTTTTAATTTAGGGCTGTGGCGAAGTATTTCAGTGGTAAGGATGGAGCCTTACTCGTAGACGACGTTGAGGTAACCCAACTACAGAATTGGAGTTTTTCTCAGTCGATGTCTATTCTTGAAATCACTGCAATGGGTGATACTGATAGAACTATTAAACCTGGAGTTAGAAGTTATTCAGGTAGTGCAAGAGCTTATTACTACACAGCAACTTCTACGTCAGCTCCAAACGTAACTAAGTTATTAGAAGCAGCTTTAGAAGATAGTGGAACTGAATCAAGCAAAGTTACTTTAATTCTTAGAATGGAAGAAACAGCAGGTTCATCAACGAACGCAAGAGATATTACAGTCGATGCTTATATAACTTCAGTTGGATTAAGTAGTTCTGTAGGAGAAGTTTCCTCTGTTGATTTTACTTTTGAAGTTGATGGTGCTCCAACTACTAACAATCTTAATACTTAATTGTGGCCGTCTATTTTGGACAACATGGTGATGTAGAAATACGAAGAGACAGTTCAAATCTGTTTCGGACAAGACTAGATCCACATGATGTAAATACAAATGAAAAAAGGTTTTCAGTTGACAGATCTTCTGGATCGTTAATTACTGGAGATCGTGTAACAATTGCAACTGTTGATAAAAGCACATTAGAACTTGTTAATGGACATAACTATGAAGACGGAAGTTGGTATCTACATATAGATAAGATGGGAGGGATAAGGCTTTTTTCAACTTTTGCTAGGGCTATTAGAGGTGAAAAAGCTGATGCTTTAACGCTTGTAACTCCTAGTTCAGCTAAAGACATAACGATAGAAACAATTAATTCTAGGTTTAGACATGTAGCAAGAGTTCAAGATTTTGAAATTACGACTAGCAGAGATCAAATTGATTTAACTCCTTTAGGAGAAGAGTTTAGAAAACAATATGAAGCTGGATTAATTAGTGGACAAGGGACTTTATCTTGTTTGTGGGAACATAGTGGCAAACTTGCTGATCCTATATCTCATACTCCTGTAAATCCAGAATTTCCTTTTTATCTAGCTCAGTTAGTTATTCGTCTTCAACAGGGAGCAGATTTTGATGGTCGTTTTTATCTTTATAAAGATCCAACAAATGCTATTAATACTATTTGGTACGAATCAAGTTGTGTCGTAACAAATGTTGCTGTATCGGTTTCTGCAACCCAAGAAATAACGACAAGAATTGAATTTATTACTAATGGAATTATTACTTTAAATACAGGAGGAGATGGTGGATACCTGTTACAGGAGAGTGAAGATAAAATTCTTCAAGAAGATCAAAGTCCCATATTGCTCGATCAGCCGTAATATATATGCATTGGTTCTTAGTTAAGGGAAATGCCTGATCTTGAGATTAGTAATCTGCCAGCGTTAGCGGAAGCAGGTGTAGCGGCAAACGACCCACTTGCTATTGCAGATGTCAGTGCGTCTGAAACAAAAAAAGTAACAGTTAAAGATCTAATTGAAGCTGGTGTTGCGTTAATTGATACAGGCTCTATCCCTTCAGCCAAAATTGCAGCCTTAACAGCAAATCAAGTCGCAACGGCAGCAATCCAAGATGATGCAGTTACAAATGCAAAGTTAGAACATTCAACTATTTCTCTAGGTGGCATATCCATAGCTCTTGGAGGAACAGACGCTACTCCTGCTTTTAATCTTACGGACGCTACTGGATATACAACAGCAAACTTAAGTGGAACGATAAGTAATGCTCAGTTAGCAGGGTCAATAGCTAATAATAAACTTGCTAATTCCACTGTCTCATTTGGAGGTATTTCATTAGCACTTGGCGGAACGGACGCTACACCAGCTTTTGACCTTACCGATGCAACTGGATATAAAACAACAAATCTTGTCGGGACAATAACTAATGCTCAATTAGCAGGTTCTATTGCTAATTCAAAGCTAGTTGCTTCTAGTATTTCTCTTGGCGGAGTTTCAATATCACTTGGTGGCACAGACGCAACACCAGCATTTAATTTAACTGATGCGACAGGTTATCCAACATCTTCTCTCGTTGGGACAATTACTAATACGCAATTGGCAGGTTCAATTGCAAATTCAAAATTAGCTAATTCGTCTGTTTCCCTTGGTGGTGTTTCTGTTGCTTTAGGAGGTACTGATGCTACTCCTGCTTTTAATCTTTCTGACGCAACAGGTTATCCAACATCCGCATTAGTAGGAACTATTACTAATGCACAGTTAGCAGGTTCTATAGACGTTTCTAAACTTGCTGGATCGACAGCTATTTCTCTAGGAGGAGTTTCGATAGCACTTGGAGGAACAGATGCTACACCAGCTTTTAATCTTTCAGACGCTACTCATTACCCAACCTCTTCCCTTGTTGGAACTATCACCAACGCACAATTAGCAGGATCAATTACTAATTCTAAATTAGCTAACTCTTCGGTAAGCCTTGGAGGAATTACTGTTGCTTTAGGTGCTTCAGATGCTACTCCTGCATTTAATTTAACAGATGCAACTGGGTATAAAACTACAAATTTAGTTGGCACAATAACTAATGCACAATTAGCGGGATCAATTGATGTATCTAAGCTTACAGGGTCTAATGTTAACTTTGGAGGAGTAACAGTAGCACTTGGAAGTTCTGATACTACACCAGCTTTTAATTTAAGTGATGCAACAAATTATCCTACTTCAGCATTAGTTGGAACCATTACTAATGCACAATTAGCCGGAAGTATTGCAGCTACTAAATTAATTTCAGGAAGTGTAACTTCAACTCAATTAGCAGCAAACTCTGTAACATCTTCAGAGCTTGCAAATGATGCTGTTGATACTGGAGCTGTCCAAAATGGAGCAATTACAAATGACAAGGTTGAGACTTCGACTTCTGCCACTACAGGATTAGACGGTGCAACAAAGATAAGGGACGCAACAATTACACCTGCAAAATTAAATTCTTCTAATCTCGACAGATCGCTCAATATTGCTAGCGGAAATCTTGGAATTAATAACGTAATAACAGCAGGAACTCGCTCTGGGATCACGTTCAATGCCCAGGGACTTATAACTTCAACCGCAGCTCTTGGAGCTAGTGACCTCCCTATAGCAACGAGTAGTGCTGTTGGTGGCGTTTCTGTTGGAACTGGTTTAAGTGTTAACGGATCAGGCGTTTTATCTCTATCAAATAGCGTAACTGGTGCAACTGTCTCAGGTATCACATTCTCAAATACTGGGCAAATAACTGCTGCTACGGCTTTAGTAGCAGGAGATCTCCCAGTAGCTACTACAAGTGCTAAAGGTGCAGTACAAATTACATCTGGAGGTGGCTTAACTGTTGATGGATCGGGAAATCTTACGACTTCAACGAGTGGAGTAAGTGCTGGAACTTATCAATCGGTTACTGTTAATAATAAAGGTGTAATTACAGCAGGTGCAGCATTAACGGCAGGGTTAATTCCTGATCTTTCTGCTAGTAAAATAACAAGTGGAAGCATAGATGCTGCAAGGATTGGAACAGATTCTATTGATGGAACAAAACTAAGTAATTCATCAACAGCAGTATTCCAATCAATTGCTCAAAGTGGTTATCCAACAGCACAATTTAATGGTCAAATATTATTCGATACGGTTTCTGAAGATGCGTTTATTTGGGATGGAAACGCTTGGCAAGCAATAACCACATTAACGAAAGGAAGTTTGGTCTTTGGTGGAACTTACAACGCAAACACATCGAAAATGGTTTCGACTACCACCGCAGGAATAGCGGCTGGTTTAGCAGTTGGAAGCAATCTACCTAGTCCAAGTGCAAATACTGACGGTGTGTACGTTGTAGTTGATACTGCTGGAACGCCTTCAGCTCCAGCTCCAGTTGTTGCATTTTCTCCTCCTGATTACATCCTTGGTGTGACAAATAGTGCCGGATCATCATGGAATGAGATCGATTTATCGCAGACCGTGGCGGGTCAGGTAGCTAGCAATATCACTTTTACACCTTATGGTCAGCTCAGCTCGACCAACGTGCAAGATGCGTTGCAAGAGCTGGAGACAGAAAAACTTGCTAAAGCTGGTGGAACAGTTACAGGCCAAGTATTAATTGGAGTAAATGGAAGCCTCGTTTTTGAAGGATCAGGAACTGATGATGCTTTTGAGACAACATTGACAGTTGTTTCACCAACGACTTCAGACAAAGTTATTACTTTGCCAAACATAACTGGAACAGTAATTACAACTGGAGATACTGGGACTGTCACTGGAACGATGCTTGCTAATGGCACGATCCAGAACGTAGATATACACGCTGATGCTGCAATTGCATTTACAAAATTAGCTGATTTAACTGCTGCTCAAATCCTTGTTGGTAATGCTTCTAACGAACCAACAGCAGTAGCAGTCACAGGAGATATAAGCATAAATAATGCTGGCCTGACAGCAATTGCCAGTGGCGTAATTGTTGATGGTGATATTTCTGGATCGGCTGCAATTACAGGTTCAAAAGTAACTACTGGAACGACAAGTGCCGTTGGTGTTCTTCAGTTAACAGATAGTACAACATCAACTTCTACTACGACTGCTGCTACTCCTGCTGCTGTAAAGATTGCAAAAGATGCTGCTGATGCTGCTGCTGCAACCGCTAATGCGGCTTTGCCTAAAGCTGGTGGCACGATGACAGGCAACTTAATTCTTGATAATGCAAAAGAATTAAGACTAAGTGAAGGTGATGGTGATGGAGCAAATTACACAGGCTTAAAAGCACAAGCTCAATCTGGAGATATAACTCTTACTCTTCCTGCTGTTGCTCCTACTGCTGGTCAGGTTCTTAAGGCTGATGCGTCAACGCCTACAACACTTACTTGGGCTGCTGACAGTGCTACTGATGCAACGAAGCTCCCGTTGGCTGGAGGCACAATGTCAGGTGCTCTCAATATGGGAAACCAGAATATTACAAATGGCGGAACAATTACAGGAACCTTTGTAGGAGATATTACTGGAGATGTGACAGGAGATATAACTGGTAATGTCACTGGAAATGTTACTGGAAACGCTTCAGGATCTGCTGGTTCATGTACTGGAAATGCTGCTACTGCAACAGCTTTAGCTACTGCAAGAACAATTGGCGGAGTTAGTTTTGATGGAACGGCAAATATAGATCTTCCTGGTGTTAACGCTACTGGAACACAAAATACTTCTGGTAACGCTGCAACAGCAACAAAATTTGCTTCAAGTGTAAATATTGGCGGAGTTGCTTTTGATGGATCAGCAAGCATAAATCTTCCTGGCGTTAATGCTACTGGAAACCAAGACACAACAGGTACTGCGGCAAGCTTTACGGTTACAGCTAATAACTCAACAGATGAAACTGTTTATCTATTATTTGCTGATGGGGCAACAGGATCACAAGGAGCAGAATCAGACACAGGTTTAACTTATAATCCTTCAACTGGACTACTTACCAGCACAAGTTTTGCAGGGAATATAACTGGGAACGTAACTGGTAATTGTTCTGGAACATCTGGAGGATTCACTGCTGGATCAGCTTCAAATTTAAACGCTGGCACACTTCCAGACGCAAGATTTCCTTCAACACTTCCTGCTGCTAGTGGAACAAATTTAACTGCTTTAAATGCGTCAAATTTAAGTTCTGGAACTGTCAATGTTGCAAGACTTGGATCAGGAAGTTCTGTAAGTACCAAATTCCTAAGAGGAGACAATACTTGGCAAACAATTAATGCAACACCAGAAGGAACAGCAATATTATCTACAGGTGAATCAGGTGGAACTAAATTCCTAAGAGAAGATGGTGACGGAACTTGCTCTTGGCAAGCTGTAGTGACTTCTGCTGCTGGATCAAATACACAAGTTCAATTCAATAATTCTGGATCGTTTGCAGGATCAAGTTCATTAACCTTCAACTCTGGAACAGGTGCGTTAACTGCTACAAGCTTTGTTGGTGCATTAACTGGAAACGTAACTGGTAATGCTTCTGGTTCGTCAGGATCTTGTACTGGTAACGCTGCCACTGCAACAGCATTAGCAACTGCAAGAGCAATTAATGGAGTTGATTTTGACGGTACAGCAGCAATAACAGTAACGGCTGCTGCTGGAACTCTTTCTGGAAACACTCTTGCTAGCGGAGTAACCGCATCAAGTTTGACCTCTGTTGGAACGCTTACAAGTTTAGCGGTTACAAATAACGCAACTATTGGAGGTAACGCAGTAATAACAGGCAACCTTACTGTTAACGGCACAACGACCACCATTGACACGACCACACTTCAGGTAGAAGACAAAAATATTGAAATTGGCAAAGTATCAAGTCCTAGTGATGCTACGGCAGATGGTGGAGGTTTAACTTTACTTGGAGCTACAAATAAGACATGGAACTGGGTTAATTCAACAGATGCTTGGACATCTTCAGAACATATTCAAGTTGCTAGTGGTAAAACATTTATTGGGAATTTAACTGGAAACGTCACAGGTAATGCCTCTGGAAGTGCTGCAACAGTTACGGGTGCTGCTCAATCTGCAATCACTTCTCTTGGAACGCTTACAGGTTTAACTGTTGATGGTGATGTCACTCTGACAGGTGCAGCAAATAATGTTGTATGGGATAAGTCAGATAACGCTCTTGAATTTGCTGATTCGGCTAAGGCTATTTTTGGAACAGACGGAGATTTAGAGGTTTTTCATGATGGCTCTAACTCATACATCACTAACACAGTTGGTGAACTTCAACTAAGAGATCAAAGCAGAATAAAACTTAGAACAAATCAGTTTGTTATTAATAACTACGATAACACTGAGAGCATACTATATGCTGCTGCCGACGGAGGCATTGAACTCTATCACGATAACAGTAAGAAGCTCGAAGTCCATGGAAACGGGGTTGATATAGAAACTGGCTTATATGTCAGATCAGGTTCTTCCATGCACTTTAAAAATGCTTGGAATAGTAACCAATGTCGAATAAATAACGACGCTGGTAATACTGCTAATGCAGGTCTTTTGAAATTCCAGACTGGGAATGGTACAACTACAGCCCTAACTTTAGATAGCTCACAAAACGCCACGTTTGCTGGGAATATTGTTCCAGATGCAAATGATTCTGGTCAATTAGGAACCAGTTCGGTTCGTTGGGCAGAATTGAATATTACAGATGTTATTGATGTAAGTGATAACGGAAAGATAAGGATGGGAGATTCGGATGATCTCCAGATCTATGCAGACGGATCTAATTCATACATTAGTCATAACGGAGATGGTAATTTAAGAGTATTGTCTGGTGGTGCTGAAAGTATTAGATGTACTGAAGCTGGAGCAGTTTCTCTTTTTCATAACGGAGCAGAGCAATGTTATACACATAGCGTAGGTTTAAAATTTAACGATAATAAAAAGATTTATCTCGGAACAGGAGCAGATCTCCAGATCTTCCATGATCCTAGTGTAGGAAATATTATTCAAAATGCTTGGCAGCCTTTAGTTATTAAAAGTACAAGTGGTAAGACACAAATAGAAACTAATGTTAATGGGAACGTAGAACTCTATTTCGACGGTAATAAGAAGCTGGAGTCAACATCGGCGGGCGTTACAGTAACTGGAACGGTAACGGCCACGTCATTTAGTGGTGATGGCTCAAATCTAACTAATCTCCCTGCTTCTGGGATAACAGGCGAGCTTACTGCTACAGCCGATGGTGCTATTACCGCTAACGATCCTGTCAGCATTATGAATAACGGTAAATTGAGGAAATGTGGAGAACTTACTTTTGATGCTGATTGGACACTTGGATCTACAACAACTTTAGATTCAACAAAGAAATGGGAATATTCTGCTTGTGCACCTGATCCTCATAAAACTAATAGATTTGCACTTGTTTTTACGGATGATAATAGTGATAAATATGTTTACTTACAGATTATCAATGTCGCTGGTTCGACAATAACAAAAAGTAGTTTGCATCCGGTTTATAACAGTGCTGGAAATAATTCAAACCCTATATGTGTTTTTGATCATGAAGCTGAAGGAAGAATCTTAGTTATTTGGATGAATACTTCTGGTTACAGAAGAGCTACTCTTGTTAATTTCACAGGCAGTGCAGGAAGTGAAAGTTTTAGCAATGTAGGTGGAGCAGCTAATGTTGGCTTTGGTAATCACGGCAATTATGTTGGGAATCAAAATGTACATGGAAATCAGCCACAACAAATTAGATATTATGGCGATAAACATTACCTAAATATTTATCAAAGAAGTAGTCAAAATACGAGTTATTATCAGACATTTACAATTAATGGAGATTCTATAAACACTGTTCAGGGTGGTCAGTTTTGGGCTGAAAGTTCAAAAACTCCAGCAGGATTTGATCTTGATCCTTCAGATTTAAAGAAAGGAGTAGCAACAATAGCTAGAACCAGTAATGGAGTTTGGTATATGAAAACTTTTGAAATTAATTCAAATAACACAGTAAGTTGGGGTAGTGAAACTACTGTAGTTGGTACGACTTCAAGTAGCTGGGCTGTTAATACAGAATATGGTTATAACCATTTACATTATGTTGGGCCTGGTCAATTTGTTACTGCTGCTGTAACTACCAATAATAGTGGTTGGAGTGGTATTTCTAGAGGTTATACCCCAATATTTTATATTATAAAAGTTGCTAGTGGTACTTATACAAAGGCATCACCTGTTTATTGCCCAATAGATTATGTAGGAACGCCAACTAACAATAATGAACCTATTAGATTCCTTTTAACTAATAATAAAGATAATAGAACAACACTTAGTTGCGTAACTAGATTTAGTGGATCTAATGGTAATATAAATGCTTTTAGATTAGACTGTGATTTAACTAATAACACCATTGATAATGGTGGTGGTTCAAATCCAAGAGTAGGTAATACTCAAACACAAGTCGTAGCGAGTAGTACACTACAATTTGGTACTTTAATGATGGGAGCAGATCCCGATAGAACTACTTTCTTAATGTATAACGACAGTGGCAATAACACATACGGAAGGGTTATGACTCCTGGTGGCCCTGGCAATAATCTTAGTAGTTATATAGGACTTGCAACTGCAACAGTAAGTGATGGAAATAGTGTGACGGCTAAAACACTAGGAAATACAGCAACGTCTTCAGGATTATCTACTGGTAAAAGATATTATGTTCAGCTAGATGGAACTTTAGGAACGTCACCTGCTTCAACAGAAGTAACAGCAGGAATAGCACTTTCAGCGACATCTTTACTTGTTAAGTAAAGTGTTGTTGTTAGTGATAGCCGATAAGGTCAGCCATAGACAGTTGTTATATAATTTGATAGCAATGTATTATTTTTATGGCTGATCGTATTGCTCTTGCACAAGAAAAAGCAGGTTTAGTAAAGCAAGTCGAAGAAATTGTTGCTAACTACAACCAACAAGTTAAAGAATTGTTAGGAGATTTACCCGCCACAACTCAAGCCAGCGTTGACCCTTTAAATCAAAGGATTCAAGAAATCAATGCAATTGTTTTGAATGATATAGACAAAGAAGCTGGCGTTGCTGATGCTTAAGATCCTCACCTATATAAATACTGCTGCTCTAGTAGTAGCAGTAGGTGGTGGTACGCTTGCTTATTTTCAACGTGGCAAGATTACAGAATCCATAATGACTGAAGTGCAAAAGCAATTGCCTTCTCTTGTTAAAGGAGCCATGCCATCAATACCAAGCGTTCCATCATCAACAGGCTCTGTGCTTCCTTTTAAATGATTCAATTCAAGTCATTTAACGGCCTAACCTCCCTTGTCCTAGGCGGTGGCTTGATCGCTACGAACTTTATGAGCCTTAATCTTTTGGCTCGTAAAGATTCAGGTATACCAGATATAGCAAAACTTTCCAGCACTCCGTATAGTTCAATTCAAATCAGGAGCGAAACGAAGCCTGATGGTGCTGAAGAGTGGATGTTTAATTCTAAGCAACACGATCCAAAACTAATAACCACAATCACAGATGATTCTCAACCTACCTTTAATGGTGGTGTTAAGAAGAAATATATGCATAAACAATCTGTAGCTCAGTTTGCTGTTTATCCTCAAGGAGAAGGAGGGAAGCTTACAAAAAAGCAGATTGAATGTATCGAAAAAATGGCTCAAGGTAGAAGTAATGGACAGATGATTGCTGATGCTGGATCGGTACAAGTAACACCAGCTATTGCAAGCGTTCCAATTGTAGGGCCAGTATTAGCAGGTATTTTCTTTGGGCAAGCTAGAAAACAAGTTGGCAGTCTTGCAAGTGATGTTGCTGGTCAATGGAACGACTGCTAAATGGAAATAGAAGATATTTCGATTCAAGAAATACCTGAAGCTTCAATAGACACAACTTTAATTACTACACCTGAACCATTAATACCTAACAATATAGGTTTCCCTGTTATTCAAATGCCTGGCTGTGTAAGAGCTAGGACGTTAAAAAATAAAAACTTAGTTACTAACGATGAAAAAGGAAATTTAATTCTTTGTGATGGGAACGTGCCAACACTAGAAAGTATGGCTGTTGACTGGGACGGATTATCTGTTGTTGGGCCTGTCAAAGAGGATGAGCCGAAACTGGTTCCACCTACTCCAAAAATTAATTCAAAAGGGAATAAGAGAAAGAAAGTGAAAGAGAAGGATGGCAAAGATAACCAAGAGGGAGATGCCGATGTAGTACAACAAGACTTAAAAGTTCCGACTGTTGATGGGCAGTTTATTGTAGATAAATTACCTTGCCCACCTTTAGACACACTTGCTAAAACTCCTGTTGGTTCGTTAGGGAAAGGAGGACTTGCAAGAATAAAAGGATGGAAAAGAGATGAACTTACAGGTAAATGTGAAACAGTATGGGAAGGTTTAAGTCCCATAGAGATTGCAGGGAATTACGCTCCACAACCTACGGTTTTAGTAAATACATCTGTGATTGCTGTTACGTCAGTTGTTGGTGTTACTGTAATTGGTCAGCCAATAGCTAAATTTGTCCAGAAGCAATTAAAAGGACAAGTTAAAAGTTTTTCTAAGAAGATCACTAAAAAATTATTAGCTATTCGGGGGAAGAATCCTCCTGTAAAGTCCCTCGCTGAAAGGAGAAAGGAGCAGAGAGATTCTCGGAAGTAACTTCAATACTATGAGTGTGATCTGGCAATGTATTAGGAGGGTTTACTAAACGGACATCTTCACAGACAACATAACTAGGACTGTCTTTTGCATAGACAACACCTAGCTTTAATTGCTCTGCACATACTTTCAAACGTCCCAAAGCATAATCTAACTTCTTAGCTTTATAGGCTTGTTCTAAATATTTAACACGGCTATTCATAGCTGCCACGCACCTGTTAGTCATGCGTCTATCTAGTGGAACGGCCACGGTTGCAGTTATGCCATAGTTGAAGCTTAAGTTATTTTTAGCCTGTCCAGTTCTAATTGGTTTTGTATATAAAACTCCACCAGGATTGATTAAATTACCATCATCATCTGTACTGTCATCATATACATTTTCTTGATAATAAGGTTCAAATGGATCTTTCCAAGTATTCACTTTAGAGATGAAAGGATTAATTGTAAGAGTCGTTCCACTGCAACGGATTCCATCGCCTATTTCTTGAAACATAAAACTACCATTTTGCACTTGAATACCCTGGTTAATTACTGACCCCTGTGATGTAGCTGAAGGCGATGCTATTGTTGTAGCGTTTGCAAATACTGGCTGACTAAATGTTATTGAGTAAAGACAGATACCGATTCCACAATAGATTCTGTTGTTGTGGTTCGGTTGATTGTTGTTACATTTGAAAGGCCAGGGTTTGATAGGGTTTCTGTGAATGAAAAAGCGTTGCCAGCAGTTTTTATTCCCCAGTCGGGTTTGTTTGCTGGTGTTACATCTACTGATGTCCATGTAAAGGTGATGTTATCAACTGTTTGAGGTGCATTTAATACAGCTTTAGGTGAAATAGCGTTTGTATTTAGTGGTTCGATATTATGACCAGAGACAACGTATTCATACCCTGATCTATAATCAACTGATGTGATAGTTTCACTGACTACAGTTTTAGTTTCTTGACGAGAATTGAGAGTCCCCGTCGAAAAGGTTGGGACGACGGGAACAGCAGAAACGCTAGTTCCTGCAAAGGATATAAGCAATAATAATTTATATATTTTATGCACTACTTAACAGTTATTTCTGAACTTGTTTGACCTGTAGCTGTCGTACCTGCCCCTCCAGCAGTAATCGTAACGACTCCTGCACTTGTGACCGTACCAGCAAGGTTTCCAG